GTCGGTGAGCTGGTCCGCGCCTTTTTGTACGGTATCGCCAAGGCCGGCGACGGCTTGGTCGGCGGCCGTACCGGCGTCCGGATTTAGCGACGCAAGTTTCGCATCCGGCTGGGTGTCGGCAAAGGCGTAGTTAGGGACTGTCGGCATCAGCCATTAACCAACCCAAACCCAGGCGATCCAAATTGCTGGAATTTCAGCCACGTGCTGCCGAGCGAACTCGCGCCCCCCAGGATCGTCGAAAACGCGTTGATCGGCGCCGCCGCCTTCAAAGAATTCGACTGCGTCATATCCTGCTGGCTTTGGGTGTTGTAGTTGCTGATCTGCGCCATGGTGTTGAATTTCAGGTTCGACTGATCGAGCTCGCCCGCCTGCTGGGTGCCGGCAACCACGTTCGCCGCCGACGGCCCGGTGACGTTGTTCGCCGCCTGGGTGGCTTTCTGCTGGCCGACCTCGGCCCGGGTTTTCAGCGACTGCTCATATTCCTGCTGCTGGCCTTGGGTGGCGGCGATGCCGGCATTTTGCGTCGCGATCTTGGCGTTTTGCTTCATCACCCCGGCCTGAAACTGAGCCTGGGAATACGACCCGACTGCGGCCGCCGCGGTGCCGACAACCATGGCGCCGAGCAGCAGCGGGCCAAAACAGACGCCGGGCATCCGATCTGCGCAGTGTCGCGGCAACCCGTTCATGCTTTATTGTCTCCGCAGGCGCATCTGCAAAAACGCGGCGCCGTTGACAGTCACCGTACCGACCGGCTGAAAGCCGAGCCACGCCAGCCACCGGACGGCGCGGCAATAATCCGCGTGCACGTGGCAGATGATGCTGTCGTGAAACCGAAAAATGTCCCGGATAAAATCGCGGTTGAGCTTCAGAAAAAGCCGTTTGTGCCGCTCGATCTCCGGCGCCGTCAGGAGCCACGCCTCGGCCTCGCCGAACAAGCCGACCGCGCCGAAGCCCCACATGGCGATGATCTGGCCATCGCGCTCGGCGGCAAACGCCTCATGCGACGCCGCCAAGCTGTGTGCGATCATGGTGCCGGGATCGCGGCCAACTGCCAAGCACTCCTGACGATCTTCCGGCCGCAGCCGTGGGGCGAGCCGCGCGACATCGCTCTCCTTGGCGGCCCGGATCAGCACGAGGTTCACGTGTCGCCCATCGTGACTTCCGGCACCACAGCAAGCACGCTGGCGGGCAGCGGGTTCGATTGCTGGATGCACACCTGGCCGTCAGGGTTCCATGACGGATCCATGTTGATGCGCTGGTCCTCAAACCGGACCGTCGTCTCGCCGTAGATGCCGAGATACGCGGTCATCTGCACGCCGCCACCCTCGGAGAACGGCACCGGATTATTGCTCGCGACATAGCCGGCGGGGATGATCGGCTTGAGCATGTCCCAGCGCGACCCGACGTAAAGCCCCTGGGTGTCCTGCACCCGCACGTTGACCGCAGAAATCTTCTTGCGCTTGGACTGAATCGTGCCACCACCCGGTAGGTCCAGCCGCAGCGTCTGAAGCTGGGCGGTGTAGCCAAGGCCAACCGAAATCAGCGAAGCCGGCGTCGGCAGGCTGATTGCGCCGTCGGTGACGGTCAGGGGGCCGAACACATCGCCGTCGGCCAGGCCCACGACGGATTGCCCTTCAAGATGATCGAGATATCCGACCATCGCCGCCGGCGCGCCCTCCGACCAATAACCGGCGGGCGCCGGCGCTACCTGCTGGGTGTTGGGCATAAAGGCGGTGAACGGCTGCAGGACGTTGCACTGCACGACCTGCGGGCTGGATACGGTGACGATCTGGGCTTTGCCGCCGCTGGCGCGGATGACGTCGCCGACGTTGCCGGATGCCCACACCGCGGCGTCGGCGTAAATCGAGCAGGTGTTGCTCACCAGCGGCGTCAGAACCGCGCCCGCGCCGCTGCTGGCGGCAAGCTGGATCTCCGGCTGCACGTAGCCAGAGCCCGCGCTGTCGACAACGATGGCGGTGATGACGCCGGCGGTGACGGTGATCGACACGGTCGCACCGGCGCCCGGCCCGTTGAGGTCCACGATTTGCCCAAGCAGAGGCGAAGGATAGCCGGACCCGCCGGTCACGACGTCGACCGAGCCGATGGCGCCTTGGTTTTCGAGGGTAATCCACAAATCGGCCGCCGGGTTGCCGGGCAGGATTTGGCGGCCGGCGTCGACGCAATAAGCGTTCTCGACCTCGGACGGCTTGGCCTGCGCGAAATTGCCGCCGAAATAGCGCGAGGCCATCATCTCGACGGTATAATAATGGTAGGGAACACCGTCGCGGATCGTCACGCGCTCGGCGACGAAATAGACAAAATCCTCGCTGTTGGTTTCCGAACTGGCCGTGCCTGGTGTCGGCGTCGGCACCATGCCGGGCGAAAGCTGGACGCCAAACAAGCCTCCAACGTTGGCTTCGTACACACCAACCGCGGATTGCTGCCAGTTGAATGTGAACGGCTCTGCCGAGGTTCCACTGACGACGACGCCGGTATAGCTGTAAGATTCGAAAAGATTTACGCCCGCCACCGTCTGTCCGCATGTCGTGCCGTCTTCGCCCACGTAGGTCAGACCCGTGGTGCTGTCGACAGCCAAGCCCAGATAAAGCGATGCGACGCTCGTTGCGGCGCCGTTTGGCCCCGCCGAAATCTGAAATTCATTGACGCTGACATTGGGGTTGATCGGCGTAATTGTAGAAGAGGTCTCAATCTCGAAAATCACCACGGCCTGGGTCGAGGTGCCAGCATACGGAACGGTCAGCACCGGCGGCGTCGATTCGGTGGCAAGCTTCGTATAAACCGCCAAACCTACGAAATCCGTGGTGCTGTGAATCAAATTCGACCAGCCGGAGGGATTTGTCCCGCCAAAGCCAAAGGCATCATCGGCTGGGCCGCCGCCGCCACCCACGCCCAGCATCAGCAACAAATTGCCGACCGTGACCGGATTGGGCAGCGTCAAGGTCGCCGGTGCGGTCAGTGCCTGGGCAAACGATTGCTGGACGATTGCGGGTGTCGCCAAGGTCATACGACCGTTGCCCTTTGCTGCGGAATCGAGGCGACCGAGCGCCAATAGCCTTGCGTATCGTGCCGCGCCCAGCCCTGAATTTGTTGCTCCGCCAGATAGCACATCGACAGCGCCACCCCGTCATCGCGGATCGACCAGATGTTATAGAACGGCTGCTCGGCCCAAGCCCATTCGACGATCTGCCGGCCATCGAAAAGATGCGCCGAAAGCACCGAAACGTCAGTTCCGGTGTACGTGTTGATGTAGAAATTATATGACAACTTCCGCACCGCGTAGCCGCGCGCCTGGACATAGAACAGCTCGTACCCGATGCGCAGCGGCTGCAGATCGGAGGCGCCGGAAAATGCCTGGGGCTGAGCATTTACCGACGCCGGCGTCACCGGCTCATACAGCCCCCCGCCGGTGACCTGCCATGCGCCGTCTGCGGTCAGGAGCACCAACCCCGCCGACATCGGCGTCGCGTGCGCGATAGTGCTCAAGTCTTGGGCGTTGATGGTGATGTCGATCGCGTCGTCATCTTCGGCCGGGACCGAATAATCCATGTTCTGGAACAGGTTCGGCTTCGACATCCAGACGGTCTGCGGATCCTGCAGCGACGCGGCAAAGACCTTGCGGCCCTGGAAATAGCACACCACGCCCGGATAGTTGTCGGAGCTGGTGACGGTGTATGTGCCCTGCACTTCTACCGAATTGGTGAAATTCGAGGCGGCGAAGGCATGCGTGGTGCCACCGACGACATAAGGCGTTGGCCCATAACCGTCCTCGGGCGGCGTGTAGCTCGCATATGCCACCTGCGTTGTGGTGCGCGCCCCCTGGACGCCCCCAGTGACGCTGCCGGTGATCGTGACAATGTTCGCGACCATGTCATCGTACATGATCGACCAGGTGTAGGTTGTCGGCGCGGTGCCGCTCTGATCGCTGTCGAGGGTGTCGCACATGCCCGACGCCTGGCCGCTGATAAGCTGGATGCTGCCCTGCACGTAACAATCCGCCGCGGTGCTGCCGCTATAGGCGAACCGCACGGTGACGGCCCCGCCCTGCAGATAGCCGGTGCCGAGCCGCGTGCCGCTGTTATAGGCCGATGCCGGCACGGCCGGCACGCCGTTCAGGGCATTCGCGGAGACGCCACCGGCAAGCTGGCTGTTCAGCAGCGGATGGTAGCCGGACCCGCCGGAGAAGGCTGATGCGAGACAGGCATTGCTGATGCGCCACCGACTGGTGAGCGCGTCGGTATCGAAATTCAGCTCGAAATCGCACACCAAACCGCTGCCGGGCCCGGGCTGCGCGTCCTGCACGGTGAAATTGCCACCGTCGGCGGGCAGTCCATCCCCGGGGCTGGTGATCTGGATCGACGCGCCGCCGCCCAGGATATTGCCCCAGCCGTCGGTGGATAGCCGCACGCTGGCGGTGGGCTCGACGGTGCCGCCGCCGGAGAATGCCACGATCGGCGACAGCAGCCCCAGATAGCTTGGCGGGTTGGTGAGCGTCGGACTGGTGATCGTCAGCGAATTGGCGCCTGTGCCGGAAAACGGGTTGAAGTGGATCGGCGGCGACTGGCTGAAATCGGGCTCGATGTTGGTGTCTGTAAACGATGTGATCTGGCTTTGCCCGATATAGCCCAACACCCCGGTCGGCACCGTGCAGGCGGTCGAAGGCGGCTGATAGGCTTTGGCGTTTTCGGCATAGACGTTGTAGCGGGTGGCACCGGTGACAGCGTCCCATGTGAGGTAATTGGTCGGCGCCCGGCCAGACCCGTTGATCGTCCCCAACGCCTCGTTGCCGACCTGGATTTCGGCGCAGGCGACGCTTTCTTCCTGTGTCGCGTCATTGTAGGCGGTGACCGCATAGTTGATCGAATAGATTTGCGCGCCGCCATCGCCGCCCTGCCCTTCGATCGCAAGCCCTGAAGGGGGCGATAGCGAAGAGCCGAACGTGATCGGGGTATAGGTCCAGTCCGTGTCCGTGCTGCGTACCAGATCGGCCGGCGGGTAACTCGGATGGGTGAAGGTGATCACGTCGCCGCTCTGCGCGTATTTGATCAGACGGAGGTCGGCAAGCTGGTACGGCGTGCCGATGGTATAGACCCGGGAGACGGTCGCGTCAGAGCCATAAGCGCTCCACGTGGTGGAATCGATGCCGTTGCCGGTGATCCAATCGACCAGCACGAAATTGTTGTCGTCGATGACCCGGATGATAAAGAAGCGCCCATCGAACGCATTGTTGCCGCTCGGCCAGTTCAGGCCGCTGCCATTCGCGGCGAAAACCATGTCCGCATTGGAAAAGCCGTGGCTCGGCGCCGTGACGATGCAGGGGCTCGCCAGCGAGACCGCGCTGACGTCCTTCGCGGCCTCAAGAACCAGGCCGCCGTTCTGGATGAACCGGATGTTCTCCTGGCTCATCAGCAGGATGAACGCATCGGTGGTCGAAAAGCGAAACGGGATCAGCCGCGGCGGCGCCGGATAATCTCCGCCACCGGGCCCCACGAAAAGCGTGCCGGCGCGCGTGCTGGCACCGGAGCGGTAATCGACGAAGAAATTCCGCATCGTGGTTGCGCCGACATGGTAGGCGTCGATGTCCACCTTGCCGAAGACGGCCGGCGCGATCTCGCCCGCCGTGAATCCGGTCTGGATGACGGGCTGACCCAAGGCTTAAAGCCCCAGCCAAGCCGGGCTGTCCCACCCCGCGATATACGCCCCGCCGTCAAACCAGTCGCCCTGAAATCCGCGAATTGCGATCCAGTCGGGGATGTGGTCGACGTTGGTGGTTCCCTCGTTGCCGTCCGAGACGCGCGCCTGCTGCACATAGGCGCCGGCCTGCTGGATCAGCATCTGTGCAAGCTGCTTGTCGCCGGTCAGAGCCATCGCCAGCCGGCCCGCGAGCGCCACGACCATGCACTCCTGAAACGACGCGTCCCACAGCGCCGGGTTTTCGATTTTGCAGGTGTAGACGCCGAGCGCCTGCATGATGTTGCACAGCACGACCGGGATTTGGTTGTTGCTGCTGTCGACGTCGCTGGCGACCTCGAATTTATCCCAACCGCGCGCGCCGCCATAGCCGATGGCGCCGGGCCCGATCCCCACCGGATAGCCGACGGCGGTCCCTCCGGCATAACTGGGCGCGACCTTGACCTGGCGCATTTTAAGGCTGTCGGACGGCAGCGCGTATTCATAGAACCAGGGCGGCGGCGGAAACGTGTTGCTCCACGGCACGCCTGTGTTGGGATTGTTCGGCGTGCCGGGCGCTGATTTCAGCAGCGAGAGTTGCGCGGTTTTTTTGGCGAAATTCCAGTGCGCGGCGCGCATGAGGTCATCGCGGGTCGGGTAATAAAGCAGCGCGATCTGGCTGGCCTCGTTGCAGTTCTGGTTGAACGACGAGATCGCCGACGTAGTGCCGGGGCTACCCGAACGCGCCCCGAGCGCTGAGAGCGCTCGGTTTGCAATCGTCAGGTCGGTCTGGGCCATGCGGCCCCTTAGTCTTTCGGATCGAATTTCTTGGTGGCGGCTTCCTGGATTGCGACTACCGCCGGGTCCACCTGCTCCTTGCCCCCGAACGCCTTTTTGACGGCGTCGCGGGCGGGATCGTTGAGCGGCTTCATGTGAAAGCCCGGGACGCCATCATGCAGGATGTGGCGCCCCGCGTCGCAATACTGCACCCGCTGGCCTGGGGCGGGCGCGATATGCGCCGGGCGCGTCAGTTCGTATTTGGGCATCTCCGCCATCGGCTTAGCTCGTCACAAAGGTTTGCACCGCCGGCGCGGTGTAGGCAAAGCCCGGCGGATAGTTGGTGACCGACGATTTCGTGCTGACGAGGTCTGACGTCAGAGCGCCGCCGGTCATGGTGCCGACCACGATGTACTGGAGCCGCAGATAGCGGTACGGCGCCAACCCGACCGGATCGGCATGCGGCACGTCGTAGTTGGCAATCTGCGCGCCTTCGACGAGCGACGCGACAGGAACCGCCTCGCCGGTGAGCAGCGTGGTCCACGTGGCGTCGTCCGGCGACCCCTGCACCGCAACCGCAAGCGAGATGCCGCCGGCAAACCCGGTGGTGACGATGGCGGAAATGGCCAGCGGCTCCGTGGGGCCAAGATCGCGCTTGGCGCCGAGGTCGATGACGTTGGTCGACGTAGCGGTGACGGCGATCGCCAGCGCCGTATCGAAGTTGAGGTTGATATCGCGGATCATTTTCAGGCTCCTTAAACGGGCTGCGCGGCGGTGACGCGCGCTTCGGTGTTGAGCAGCGCATCCGTGATGCGGATCGGAATGCCCTGAAACGACAGCCGCGGTTTGCCGGCAAACTGATCCTGCATCAGGAACATGTTTTTCCGGTACGACGCCTGCGCCGTCAGCGCGGTGGCGACCGTGCGGTTCATGTAGATTTCCGTCCGCCCGCCGCCGACGACACCCGAAGGCTTGGTCGGGTCGGTGTTGTAGCTGGCTTCGCCGTAAACGGTCGGCAGCAGCGACAACGCCGAAATCAGCGCTTGGATCAGATCCGGCGAGGACGTGCCGGTGCCAACCAGCGTGCTGTCGATGTTGGCCAGGCGCACGTTATAGCGCCAGTCTGCCACGGCGATGCCGCACTGCCAGTTCCAGCGATTCTGAAACACGACCAGCGAGGAACCGTCGGAGAAGTATTTGACCACCTTCCCCATGTCCTCGTGCTGCAGCCCGGCCACGGTGCCCTTGGGAAAGATGCCAGCGGTGCAGTTCGCACCCCAGGTCACCACCCAGATCGAGGTGTTGACCGAGTTCTGACCGCCCATGTCGATCACGTTCTGCGCCTGCGCGCCGTAGGTGGCCGAGGTCGAGCCATAGCGCTTGGACAGGCCGTTGAACGAGTTCGGCAGCACCGCCTCGTCGCCGTAGAACAGGTTGGTGGCGAATTGCTGGGTCAGGCCCTCGGCAAACGCCATATCCTCGTTCATCAACACCGACGCCGGGTTGCCGCCGAGTTCCGCCAGCTTCACGTCGACCTCGGACACGCCTTCGAGCATGCCGCAGGACTCGGTGATCTGCGCCGTGGTGGACTTCTGGCTTTGCACACCCTGCCCGAGCGCGCGCCACGTGCCCTGCGGCAGCGAGGTGCGCTGGGTGATTTTATGGCCGGTCGGCAGATTGCCCTCCGTCCAGAGCATGTTCATCACGACCGGATTCGACTGCGAAAGCAAATCGATCACGACTGCGGGCTTGCCGTCGGGGTCAAGCTGTGCCGCCAGATCGGCCAGCGTCAAAAAGTTTGAGGAAAGAACAGCCATTTTTTCAAGCCTTCATGAGGTAGGGTTTAGCCTGCGACCTGGCTGAGGGATTTTTCGTACATGCGCTGAGCTGGGCCGGCCTTTGGCAGAGCGGGGTTGCCGGTTACGGCTTTCCCCTCGCCGACGGCGGCCGAGAGCTTGTTGAGCCATTTGATGAGAACGGGATTGCTTCCAGCGCCGGTCTCATTGAGGGCTGCGCGAATTTCATCAGGGTTGCCGAATTGCGCCATCGCTCGCGCAACGTTGGTTTTGACCTCTGCCAGCTTGGCGCCACCGATCTCGGGGTCAGCCTGGACAGCGGTTTCCCACTCCTGAAGTCGTGCCGAAGCAAGGCGGATCGGCTCATCACGAAGAGCCTGAATTTGGCTCGTGAGGCCCGGCAACACCTTGTCGATCATGGCCTGGGCGACTTCCGGCGAAACCTTGTGCTCGCCGGCGACGCCCTTGAAGGCTTCGAGCAGCGGATCGGCCGCGTCGAAGCCGTCGGGCAATTTCAATGCGGCATAGTCCGGCGCAGGTTTTGTTGCCTGGGCCTCTGCGCCCTCGGCCGGCTTCGCGGCATCGCCCGCCAACAGCGTCTCACCCGGCGCAGGTGCGGCCTGGGTGGCGGCGGCGGTCTCTGCGGCCGGCGGTGGGGTTGCGACTGCGGAAGCGGCGGCGGCGGCGGCGGCTTCCGTACTCGTAACCCCACCGGGCGCCGCGGCTGCGGCTTCGGTGGTCAAGACTTACCTCATTGGTTTTCGTCTAGCATCAACTTATAGCCGGCGCGCGACGCCCGCCACGCCATGGTGTTGATCTCGATCCCAAGCTGCCGAGCGCCCTCCTTGAACCACAGCGCCTCGCTGTTGCCGCGCGTGGCGGATGGCATTGGATTGCCAGCGGCGGACCAGATGCCAGCCAATTTGAGGATGTCGTAAATCACGACGCGGCCATATTTCGTGCCGAGCAGCGTGCGCAGCGCCTCGTCCTTACCGAGTTCGCGAATCTTCTGCGCTTTGCGGCTGTTGTTCACGTCGGTGCGGTTGGCGGCGTTGTAGACGCCTTCGGGCATTTCGATATCGCCGAGCGGCAGGCTTTCGGGCGGTGGCGGCAGGTTTTCAGACAAACGCTCTCTCCTTCAGCCTGCCGTCATCATCGATGCCGACAACCTTTGCGCTATAGGTGCGCCGTTCCGAAAACATCGGGCTCGCATCGCGCTTTCGTTCGCGGATGACGTCGTGCACTTCGTGTGCGGCCGC